ATGTCTGCGGGTTTGCGGCGGGCATCGGCGCTGGCGGCGATTGTCGCCATGGCTGTCGGCGGAGCGAAGGTTGTCGATGACCACACCCTTCCTGGTAGTGGCTTTTCGGCCGTCGCGACCGTAGCCGCGGACCCAACGGGGCCCACGGGCGGGGGGATGGGCCCTGGGGGTATGAACGGCTCTCAGTTCCAGCCACCGCAAATGCCCAGCTCGATGCCTGATTACCAGGGTGGCAACAACCAGCCGCCGCTGGATCAAAACAATGGCATCTCGATATACAACAGCGGTAGTCCGCAAGCGCCCCAACAGGTTCCAGGTCAGCAGGCCGGGCAGCAGCCCCAACAGGCGCAGCAGCCCGCTCATGGGACGCAGATACCTGACTACCAAACCGCGACTCCCTACACTCAGGGGCCCGGTAAGCCGAATCCTGATTACCAGGCACCGCAACAGAATTCGCCACAACAGCCGCAACAGGGCCAACAGCCGCAACAGCAACAGCCGAACCAACAGCAGCCGCAGAACAAGCAGGACGATACGACGCAGCAGTTGGATCAGCAGCAGCAACAGCGTCAGCAGCAGTGTCAGTCTGCGGCCGAGTATTACGGCATTGCTCAGCAGATGCTTAGTTTCATGGCTTCTGCGGCGGGCGGTGCCGGGTCGTTGTTCCAACAGCCCAGCCGCAAAGTTGGCCCCGGCGACGAATGTAACTGCGCACCTGAACAGGCCGGACCGCAAGACTCCGAGCCGTCGCAGGAGCCTTCTAACCAATCTGTATCGGATCGGAAAGTCAACTGCGAAGCGCCCCGGCAGACAGCCACGGGTGACGACTTGGACTTCAGCATCCCGAACACAGGCCGCAATCTAGGTGGGGATCCGGGCAAGATCGGGGAGCATCCGAAGCTTGACGGTGCGGACAATCCGCTCAATCCGCAGTTTCTTCCCAAGGACCAGCGTCCAATCCCGACTGGGACAGCTCTAGGACCGCAAGGTAAGCAATATGCGTTCTACAGCACGCCCAAATACCACAATCCCGACGGGACTCTCAACGAGCACTATGTGACGCCGAACTCCGCCATCGTCGATCTTGCTCATCCCGACAAGATCATCGGCAACTCACCGTTGGCACAAACCAGCGGAGCATTTGATCCTAAGACAAACACCATGCTCTTAGCAGGGAACACGTCGGCAGATCCGGATACGACCGGTCGTGCGTTGTATCAATCTGCGCCGATCGACCCCAAGAACCCTAATAGCTGGATCAACGGCCCCTTTACGTATATCGGACCGCTGTTATCTGGAAGTCGGGAGAGTCAACTCATTGCTCTTGGCGCCAAGGGAGAAGATGGCTTCTTCTTCGCCGAGTCATCTGCAGGTCGGTCCGCTACGGGCGTCTTGGCGTCGACAGCCAAGGAACTCACTGAGAAAACTGTGGGCGATGTCCTGGTAGAAAACGTTGTCAGTAATATCGGGGGTGTGGATGGGGTGTACGCGCCGACCATCACAAAACAGGGCCTGGATTCTGCTACCAAGATGGGTAGTCTGGAGCTGAAAGTTAGCCAGTTCTGGGACCCCGCCTGGATGGCTGCTAACCGTGAAGCTGTTAACAACGGCACGGCGAAGGTGCCCTACAGTCCACGTATATACACGACTAACTGCACGATTCAATAGGAGAGCGTGATTATGAAGACACGAGTTTCATACGCATCTGCTGCATTTCTTGCACTAGCTATTTCGGCATGCTCTCAGTCCAATATTGCTTCTGCTGAACCGCCAGGATTCCCTGATCTCAATGGTTTCTCAGAGGCGCCGGTAGCGTCGTACACGATGGGCTGGGACAGAGGCTCAAAGACCATCGGGTTTTCAACGGCAAACGGTGTTGACTGCAATTTTGGCGCGCCTAAAAACCCGAACGGAGATAATCAGGAGATTTCTTGCTGGGGCCCGCTCCCGGGCCTTCAGGATGTTCCTGTGCACGGCGGGGATTCTGGACCATGTGACTTCGGCGCCGTAAACCAACGCGGCATAGCCCACACCAAGGGCGCCTGCAAAGATGCCAACCCCGGACGGAAGATTCTCAACCCAGGCCAGAAGGTCTCATATGGGAACGTGACATGTGCGGCCGGTGGCGACGGATTGATCGCGTGCATCGAACGCGTCAGCCCGGAGCGCGGTTTTGTGTTGCAACCATCCGGTTCTTTCGTCTTCTAATCAAACCGAGCAACTGGAAGCAGGGGGCATTGCGTTGAGGGCGCTGTTTGTTGTCATGGGATTGTGTGGCTTTGCCATTGCGGGATGCGCTCAAGCCGAGGAAACGCCGTCGACAAAGCAGTCTGCGACCCGACAGGAATCGACTGATTTTGCGGACATTCCCGGCCAGTTCCCGTCGCCAGGTTCGTTGACGGCTAATGGTCAGGCGGAGGCTCCGGTGGGTGGATGTGTGAATTTGGGCGGCGAGCTGGTGAATGCGTCGTTGACGGTGGTGGATTGTGGCTCGGACCGAAATACCTACCGGATCGTGCAGCGTGTCAATATCCCGCAAGAATGCGGAGATACCGATCGTTCCTACTATCACAATTCCGAGGCCACCGGGCAGTACACCGCATGCCTGGACTTGGCGTGGGCCAAGGACTCGTGCATCAGCCTGGGTCAGCCTGTAGCCAAGGTCGTCTGCACAGACACCAACGCACCCAAACGAATCAAGCCACTCAAGATCATCCTGGACACCACAACACTGGAAGGCTGCCCGTCGGGCGGTTACAAACACCCGCAGCGCAAGTTCACGGTCTGTACGGAGGTCCAGAGGTAGCCCGCCATATGTGGTTGATGGTGTAACTCAACGGCGCTGGACTGCCGATGAATTGGCGGTGACATTGGATCGGACGCTGAGGCCGGCGAGAGGTTGGGCCGCATCAGAGTGCAGATGGAGAAGGCCCGAAAGTGGTTTCAGGGAACTGATATTGAGCAGCTGCTCGTCCATAAACGTAGCGATGCTGCCGAGCCAGAGCAGGTAGTCCGGGCCGACATTGCCTGCTGCGGGCCATCGACGCATCAGGCAATCGCGATCGCATTGGGCCGGTCAAATATCTCGCGCCGAGGCGGCCGCCGATTGGGACGTTACTGTGGTGCCAACCGCAGACTAATCGAGTTGCTTCAGTAAGCGAGGTCGCGGCGTCGGCCGGATTGTGCGTGTCGTGCCGGTCGGCGAGCCTGAGCGGATCGCTTCGTGAGCGTGCTCAGCAAATCGGCGCGGGCGGACATTAGGAACTCGGGCTTGACCATCGCCGCATACGTGCGTCATCACATGGGCGCCGACACCTGGCATGGTGACCGGTGCGGCTGCCCCGATGATCGTTGCATCGGATACCACCACGACGGCCCTTACGACTGCGGATGCCTGCCCGTGTGCATCGACATGGCGATAGAGGCTCGGGTCACCGCGTGACCGACGCACAGCTCCACGGCCGCGTGGCCCTCGTTCACGGCTGGATATCCAACGGCGGCGATTCGGACGCAGCGGGACCTGTCCGTGAATGTGTTTACCGGTTGCCCGGCACGCCAGCCTACGCAAATGTCGTCTATGCGTTGAACGGCGTAATGCTGTGGGGAGAAGGCCAATCCAGGACGCGCGAGCGATTGCACTTTCGGGGTATCGGCAAAGGCGACCGTGTTGCCTCATTCTTCGCCGGGCGCTGAATTACGGCACGCCGAGTTGACCAATTGCGGTAGCGGCATATCCGCACTCCACAGCCAAATGCGCAGGTAGCGCGGCTAACTCTGGCTCACAGCAAACCCAGACGTTATGCACAGGTAATCGGAAGGTAGTCAAACGGTGACCAAAAACGCCCGTAGTAATGCGCACCTGACCTTAGTTTCGGCCCCTATCACGCTGTTGAATGATGGGGGAGCACAATTGAATTCGTTGCCGGGCGGGCAATATGGCTATGGCGTGTCGTATCTGGACGAGCATTGCCGGTGGATGTTGCGGGCGGGCCGCGACGAGCGCACTGTCAAGGTGCGTCGGATGCATCTGCAATACCTGACAGATTTTCTGGGGCGCGATCCCGTTGACGCCACGGAACGCGAGCTTGAAGACTGGCAGGACAGCTTGCCGCGCGAGCAGTTGCGCTACAAAACGGCGATGGTGCGCCCCTATTACGGGTATCTGCATCAGCGGGGGTATCGCGCGGATAACCCTGCCGGACTGTTGGTTTCACCGCGAAAGAAGCGGTGCTTGCCCCGGCCAATCGCTTTTGAGGCGATGCGGCGTGCCATCCTGCATGCGCCGACGCCCCGGATACAGGCATGGCTCGTCCTGGCGGCGTACGGGGGGTTGCGCGCCGAGGAGATCGCTCATCTGGTGATCGGTTGTTTTGAGCTGTTGCCGAGCGGGGGAGTGTTCATTCGGCTCACGCACACCAAGGGTGATTATCCGCGCATCTCGGCGTTACCGGCTTGGGCATGGGAGATGATCAGACCGGCATTGCACACCGAAGGTTTCTGCTTTCGGCGGGTGCGTGGCACTGGCCCGGTCACGGGGCAACAGGTGTCCCAGCAATGCAACGATTGGCTGCATAAGTCGGGCACGCGCTCCACGCTGCACACGCTGCGCCATTGGGCCGGGACCGAAGGTATCGAAAATGAGGACCTGCGGGTGGTCCAGGAGTTCCTGGGCCACACTAGCCCGGCGACGACGGCTATTTACACGAAAGTGCGGCCCAAACGCATAGCCCGCATGGTCGAGCAGTTCCCCCGACTGGACGAAGTGGACGATTTACCCGCATAGAGTTTTGGTCGCGCCCGTTGTCCTGATCACAGCTCGGCGTCGGTTCTGAGGTTGTCGCCGATGCGCCGCCGGTCTTGCGTTTACCGTCTCCGGCATGTCCGCTCGCCGATCACCGTGGATGAACGAACGCGCCCAATTTCTCGTCAAATACCTCGCTGAACAGCACGGTATCTGCGTCACGGAGGACATCGCACGCGAGGACATCTCCACGCAAGTTGACCGCATCGCTGAGCGGATGAGGATTGGCCGGCAAGCGGCGAAGTACTACGTCACCGAGGACTATCTGCGCAAGCTCGGCGACCACATCGCCACCGCGATCCGCGAAGCACAGGCCGCAGATCCGCGCCGAGGTCTGCGCGCGGTGCCGCCTGCCGAGTAGTTGCCCTGGCTATAGCCTCGCAGGCCAGACAGTCTGTCACCTATAGCCCAAATCTGGACACACTGCTGGACCACGACCCAATTAGCCACTACGGTTGTAGCCATCAATTAAGTGAGCTGCCTCACTTAATGTTGCGTGTACCCCGGACGGGGACTGGGAAGGGGTGGGCCGTGGCTCCGGTGTTGGCTGTATCGCCTGAGAATGTGCGTGCGGGTGCGAACAAGATTGCAGACGCCAAGACAGCGGTGACGGGCATTTCGACACCTAACGCCTCAGCTGCCATCGGGGGTTTGTCAGGGATGGCGACCGCCCGCGCGTTGGGCGGTGTGCAGAAGGTGGTCACCGATTCGCTGCATGTGATCGGGGGCCGCTACGAGAAGATGGCCGAGTCGATCCAGGGCGCGGTGACCGCGTTCGTGGCAGTGTCAGCGTCCTTAGATCCTCCGACGCGAGCGCAGGCACTGTCCGGGATGGTGAACAAATCGTTGACGTCGCTCGGCGATATGAATTCCGCGGTCTAGCCGGGTCGGTGTGCCTAACTGTGTGCCGTGTCGAGGTTTCTCTGTGATGCATCACTGCGGGAGGTGGTGAGCTGGTGGGACGCCCGTCAAAAAGTGTGGTGTACAAGCTGGATGTGAACCCGTTGGGGGACATGGACACTCAAACCCGAGCTGTGGGCAAAACGGTGCTGGAGCAGGCTGACAAGGTGCGTGGCGCGGTGCACGAGCTGGACTGGAAAGGCGAGACCGCCAACGCCACCATTGATCGCGGGAACCGTGATTACGCGCAGGTACGCAAAGCCATCGAGGACGGTTTCAACAAGCTGGCCCAGGCATACGCGGACGGCAAGAACACGATGGGGCCGATGATCGACACCCTCAAATCAGACGGCAAAGGATTTGAAGCGGACAGTTTCGATGTGTCCGAGGACTGGAAGGTCACCGACAAATTCCCCTACGACCTAGCTAGGACGCTAGCCGGAGGCAACCAGAGCATCTTGGACGAACTGGCCAAGGTGCAGGCGCAGCGGGCCAACGAAGCCGACACCGGCACCACGAAATTGCAGAAACTGGCCGATGAACTCGGCGTGGCTGATGAGAACACCGACAAAGCAATCACCGAGGCACAGTCGGCCCTCTACGCGTTGACCCCGTCACGCACCGGGCAGGAAATTCAGAGACTCGCGGCAGGTGGTCCGGCGACGGCACCGGCTGACGTTGGTGGGATGACCGACACCCTGGGCCGCATGCCGCAAACGCCGCCAGATCAGCCCGGCGTACCCCTCAAAGACAAGCTGGGCAAGCCAGAGATTCCGATACCCGAACAGGAATTGCTCAAGAAGGACAAGGACTTTGGCACCCAAGCTGGCAAGGGTGTCGATAAATCTCCCGAGGGCAAGAACACCACCCCCACAGGCACGACGATGGGCGGTAGATTCGGTGACCAGACCAAGATTGGGGAAGGCAAGGGGCCTACCGTATGGAAGGGCGACGCTGGCGAACACGGCGACCAGGTGAACCACTGGGAGCGTAAGGGCGAGTTCGGCGGCATAAACACCAAGTGGGACTTACAGTCTGATCAACTTGGATGGGAAGCTGGCGCCAGCGCCGAAGTCAAGAAAGACAGTATCGAGGCTAAGGAACACGCTGGCGCGTACATCATCGACAACAAGGGCAACCTGAACGTAGACCTCGGAGATAACGGCAAGGTGCACGGCCAGATTGGCGGTCGGCTGGGTGTTGAGGAATACGGTGGTGCCAACGTAGTAGGTAAGGACGGCGTGAAGCTAGGCGGGGGCGCATTTGGTGGGATCAGCACCCACCAACAGCTCGACTACGACGGCCACGGGCTCCAAGTTCAGGGCAGAGTTGACGAGTATGCCGGTGCTGGCGCTGGCGCCCACCTCACGTTCGCTGAAACCCCAGACCACAAATGGAAGATCGGCGGCAGCTGGGGATTAGCGTGGGGTCTTGGCGCTAAGCCAGGCTTCGAGATAACCGTAGACCCAAAGGAATTCGGCGGCGAACTCGGCAAGCTGTGGCAGTGGGTCAATAACTAACGATGCCATCGTACAAAGTCAACGTGGGTGGCGACGGCCCCGCTGGATGGGCCGCCGTACCGCCGGACCACGCGAGCGACCCATACGCGGTGGTGGTGTACGCCAGGGAGCCCCTTGGGCCATCGCCACGCATCGTCGTCCGTGAGTGCTTCATGAACTGGACCGTGGTCGATATTCAAAAGCATGCGCAGGATGACGCCGAGAGGTTGAACGCCACGGTCACGCGCAGCGGCTACATCTCGCACAAGCCCATATCGCAATACGGCCAGGAATTGGAGTTCATCGAGGCCGGGGTACCGGTGAAAGGTGATCGCCTCTACTCAACCGCTGGCACTGCCGATGGTCGGTCCTATCTGCTAGAGCTGATATTCAGCTCCCCGCGCGACCAGTATGATCTAGTCAAGCCTGAGTTTGTTTTGTTCCTGCAGAATCTGAAAGTGGTGGAAGATGAAGGCTAGCTTGATGATTAGCGCGATTACGTTGTCGATGGCTGCGCTCTCAGGCTGCCACGCCTCTGTCGATTTAGGTACGACGAAAGAGATATCCAAGGAGAAGCTGGCAAACGGCGTTTCGGATGCGCTCAAGCAGAAGGTTGGCACAACGCCGACCACATCAAAATGTGATGGCCCCCTAAAGGGTGATAAGGGCGCCACTCAGCGGTGCTGGATCAGCGACAGCCAGGGCCAGGTCTACGGCGTAACAGTCACAGCGACAACGATCGACGGCGACCATATCAAGTTTGACATTGCCGTTGACGACAAGCCAACGAATCGGCCCGCATAGCGGCGAAACATGACCAATGGCTGATCTGTCAGGCCTGCCCGATGACATTGTGTATGTGCTGCGGACCGGGAAACTGCCCCCAGGTGTCACACTGCCTGACGCCGCCGACACTGACAATGAGGCGGTTGAGGACCCTGACCAGGAGCGATTCCGCGAGCGCTACCACCGGATGGTGGATGAGAAGATTGCGAATTGGCTTGCCGCCGAGGACTATCAGGTTGGCACTCTGGCTGATTATCGCGGCCAGATAGTTCCAGCTGATGTCCGCGAGCAGATCCAGACCGATTGCTACCGGCAGATTCAGCACGAATGGCGCGCCTTCCTACGTCAGCGCGACCAACCCGACGGCGACGACCCTGACGATGACGGTGAGGCCCGTACTTCCTGGATGCAATCAGTCCGGTAGTGGCCTTGCGTGAGGTCATACCTCATCGAGAAGTTCCGCAGGTAGGGCGGGCGGGGCTTGGCCTGGAGCGTGATGAATAGCCCAGGCCATCCATTCGCGGATGTGCCGGACGGCCGCGCGCAGTTTCGTGCGGAACGTGTCTCGCTCCAATTCGACGGCGCGTAGCCGGGTTTCGAGTTCGCGGACTTTGCGTGATGTGAATGCCTGCCATGCGGTCAGGATCGCGGCGATAGCGACACCGACGGCTTGGATGGTCTCGGGTGTCACTCGGCCGACCCGCCAGATCCGTTACCGCGCATGTCCTGGGCGAGCTTGACACCGGCGAGGCCGGGGCCGATGAGACCGGCGCCTGAGATGATCCACTGTAGGCCGCTGGCGGCGTCCATCTTGCCTAGCGCGACGAGCGTGACTGTTCCGCCGAGCACGGATAGGAACATGACCGCGTAGACGATCAGGCGTGTGGTGTCGCTCTGGGGTACGGGATTGGGCATTGCATTCTTTCCTCTCTGATTGTGGAGCGTTTGGTTTAGGCGCGTGCGGGAGTGCGTGCGGCCCAGTCGTTTACGTGCTGCACGGCGAGATCGAAGTAGGTCATGCCGGGCCAGACTTCGGCGAACTCGTAGGTGATGTGCGGCGCGGTCGGCGGCTGGGCGAGCGCGAATCCGATGCCCTGACTTGCAGCGGCCACAGCTGCGGCCGTCTTGTCGTTGTTCACGGGCAGCATCGGCAGCAGGGAGGCGAATATGCCGAGGATCGCCGAGGTGACAGTGCGCGGGATCGACAGTGGCCAGTTGACCGAATCTGCCACGATCTGCAAGAGCAGCGGGAGCATGTCGAAGATCAGGCGCAGCGGGTCGTGTAGTTGTTGGATCATCACGATCGCGTAGGCGTCGCGGCACACCTTGACCACCAACGGGTTTCCAAGGACGTTTGCGTAGAGGTCGCCCGTCTGCACGAGGTCGGCCCATTCCCAGCCGAACATGCCTTCGGGCAACCTGATATCCGAGATACCTTCGCCGCCGGGGTCCTCGCCCATGTAGAACGTGTGGCCTCGGGTGCGGGCTGGATTACCGATCGTGACCCCAAACAGGAAGTTGTCACGGTACTTTTCGAGCCGACCACCGGGGGCAAATTCGCGGGCGAATACCACTGCGCCGATCGCGCCGAGGCTGTAGGCCGCGACACCGAACGTCCGCGTCGGATTGTTCCGCACCCATCTGACGGCCCATTCCACCATGGCGTGCACGCACTCGAAACCGCTGGGCGCCAGCGGGTCTGTCGCGGCACCGACGGGCGCGGCTCCCATGGTCGCGGGGGCATCGACGTCGATCTCCTCGACGAGTGCTGAGCACGCTTGGGCCAGGCGTGAGGTGTAGTCCAGGCCCCATTCGCCGCCGGTGCCTCGGAAGCACAGCAGTGCGTGACGGGTCATGACCGGACCCCGGTCTTGCCGTGGTCGGTGGTGCCGAGCACCTTGTCGCGGACCTCGGCGAATGCTTCGATGAATGTCTGCCAGCCGAGCATCTCCCAGCGCAAGCGCAGCTGGTCCCAGGTCTCGCGGTCGTAGTCCGGCGCCTCGGGCTCGCCGGGGGCAGTAGGACCGCCGCGAAGTAGGGCCTTGAGGTCGTCCACGGTGCCACGGAAAGCGTTGGCGTCGAGGATCTTGCCCGCGACCTGGGCCTGGCTGGTGAATTGCAGAATGTCGGGCGCCTTGCCCCCGAAGGGCGCCCACCGGGAGTTGTCGTCGCCGGGGTAGAGCGCCGAGGCGTAGCCGGTGCCGGTGACGTAGCTCGACTGGATCAGGCCGGGGATGCCGGACAGGTCGGGCTTACCGATTCTCTCCCAGTACCAGCGGGGGATGTAGGACAGGGCAACGCGGACGCCGCGCGCCTCGATGGCGTTGCGCACGGCCCAGAAGTTCTCGATGCCGCCCGAGCCGTCCTCGAAGTCAAGCATGGCGGGTATCGACTTGTCGCCAAGCTGGCCGACGAATGTGTCAGCCTGGGCATTGGCGTCGCCTTCGCGCACGTAGTGGTATCCGGCCAGCAATAGACCGGCCTGGCGGCACCAGTCGCGGGTGCGTGGCCAGAACGTGTCCTTGAAGCTGGCGCCCTCGGAGACCTTGGCCCAAACAAATTGGAATCCTTCGGCTTTCACGCGGTCGATATCCACGACGCCGTTGTTGTTGCTGATGTCGATTCCGAAGATGGTCACGGGCTTGCCTCCTGGTGATTGGGTCGGCGGGGTGGGAGATCCGGGCTCGGCGGCGCCGGTCAGTAAGGGCATGGGGTCTTGCTTTCTGGCGGGGTTGTATTCGCGGGGCATGTACGACAGGTGCAGATGCGGGGCCACCCCGCCATTGGTGCCCAGATCGGGGTTGATACGTCCGATGCGCTGTCCGGCGGCGACTTTCGCCCCGGCGCCGACCTCGCGCACGATGTGCCCGTACTCGAAGACCCCGCCGCCCTGGCTGTCATCGGAGTCGATGACAAGCCAGCCTGCGGGGTCCGGCCCGCCGTAGCCTTGGGCGGCACCGGCATAGATGACGGTGCCCGCCTGCACCGCGTAGACCGGGCGCCCGCCGGAGCCACCCGGAAACCCGAAATCGGTTCCGGTGTGCGTGCCTCCGTCACGGGGGCCGAACGGTGAGGTGACGATGCGGCCAGCGTCGAGGGGCCAGTACCTCACGGCAGCCACCCGCCCAGGTCGAAAACACTGGCCTTGGCTTCGTCTTTCCTTTTGCCGGCAAAAGGAGCCAGGTCGTCAAGTACGCGGTCGCGCAGCCGGTCGTAGAACCGATCGGCGACGTAGTCGATGATCGAATCAGCGCGTGCCCGTGCCCATTTCATTTCGTGTACTTCCTTTCGATGTGCGGGTCGATTTCCTGTGCGTACGTGGAGAGTTGGTCCGATGCCCACCAGCCGAGACGGAACGAGGCGGCGCCAAGGGCCAGGCACAGAGCGGCCACCGCGAGCAGCTGGCGGGGCATTATTGGCCGCCCTTGTATCGGATTTTGGGGGTGATGTCGATGCCGGTGGGGCTGGCGCCGACGGTGATTGGGTTATCCAGTGGACGCCCGCGCAGGTAGGTGGAGCCGTTGAATATCGCGTAATGGCTGACCACCGTGGAGGCCGGTATTTGTACCGTGCCCGCCGAGCCTTGGGACACCGCATACCCGGCGTCGGCGCCTGCGCCGTCGGTGGCAGTAGGCCATGTGGTATTGAATGATGCTGGCGTTGAGGCGATCACATTGGCCGCGTTGGTGCCGGTGCCGGGGTCGCCGCTACATGGCTTGATCGTGTTACCGGCTGCCGCGATCTTGTTGCAGATGTCGATTTGATGAGCTGATGTGGCTCCCATATGTCCTCCTATTTGTCGATTACTGATATGCCCGCGCCCAGGCGCCGCCAGGTGCTCCCGCGCCACCGGTATTGCCGTTGAACGCGTTTCCGTTGCCGCCGTTACCGCCACCACCGGGCGGGTTGCCTGCGGCCTGGTTAGCGGACTGAACGGCGCCGCCGTTGTAGGGCTGGCCGTTGTAGGTGTGCGTGCCGGGTGAGGCCCCGTTGCGGGTGGAGCCGAACTGATCTCCCGTACCGCCCGTTGCCGACAGCCCCGACCAACTCGACCCGGTGACCGAGGCGGTAACAGTGCCGCCCCCTGCGCCCTTGTTTCCCTGTGTGCCACCGGGGGTGGCCGCAGGGATAACGAACGTGATAGCGGTCGCCGACCAAGGGATGTCAACACCGCGCTCGATGGTGACGTGCGACCAGTTACCGGCGTTGCCACCGCCGCCCGTGATGAATCCCGCGAACCCTCCACCGCCGCCGTTGCCGCCGCCAACCAGGATGATGTCGATGTACCGGCACCACGACGGGATCAGGTACGTGATGGTTCCCGGCGTAGTGAACTGTTGAGTGTCGGGGCCGTGGGGGCTGAATACCGCTGTGCCAGTGTCGTAGCCGCCGCCGGTGTCGTAGCCGGTCAGATGAGCCGTCAGCGTGGCGTTGTCGTAGCCCTGGCCCAACTCCACTCCCGAAAGCCGGGCTAGCAATGTCGCTGTGTCGGCGCCGATTCCCGTGTCGCTTCCGGTCAAGAAGTATCTGAGAATTGCCGTGGCAGTGTCGCCGCCGATGCCGGTGTCCGTGCCCGCCAGGTGCGCCAGCAGCGCGGCCCGATCAGAACCGAGCGCGTCGTCTCGGCCGGACAGGTGTGCTAGTAGCTCGGCACGATCCTCGCCAGTGCCACTGTCGGTAGCCGTGAGGCGGGCCAGCAGTGTCGCCGAGTCCACACCGATGCCAGTGTCGGTGCCACCGAGCCGTGGTATCCAGTGCCACTTGCCGCCCGCTGGTCGCGGCGGCGCCACCGGGTTCGGGGACCACTTACCTCCCGGCCGCTGTGGAGGAACGGCCGGGATAGGGGACCAAGGCATTTAGGGGCCAGCGAACCCTACGCAGGAGACGATCGCGCCGTCGCTGTCTGTGCCGGTGATCTGTATCCAGTTGGGCGGGTTGGTTTGTCCGTCGGAGTCCAGGCCACCGCGCGCCACGGTGAATGTGATTCCGGGTAGTTCAGGCATGGTGAATGTGGTCATTAGTGACGCCTCTTTCTTGGGTGGTTATGCGATGGGTGGTTATGCGATTCGGCGGCCGTCGAATGTGGCGATGCCGGATAAGGCTGTGATGCTTCGTGACACAACGGTTTCCGAGCCTGTCGAGCCGTTGGAACGTATGTCGTAGTCGACTGCGATAAATCCCGGCTGCACGACATCTCCAGCCACAAGGGGGATCTCAAAGGGGCAGCCCGATGGAATGGCCCCGGTGATGCGGGTGCCGTTCTTGTACAGCACCCAATAGGGCACGGATGTGCCCTTGGCGGTCACCGATCGGTACGTCGTGTTGATGCGATACAAGCCGGTGGTGGTGATTTCGATTCGAGCCGTGCCCAAGTCATCGAGAGTGACATCGGTCGTGTAGTCGTTGAATGTGAAGAACCCGGCCGGGAACGCGCCCGATGAGTAAGGGCCATAGGTGACGTCGGCGGTGCTATCTCGCCTGATGCTCCACGAATTTGACATCGAGAATCCCGCTCCCGCAGAGGTGTAATCGGACATCGCGAAGGCCGCAATGCGATATGAGTCGTAGGTGAAAAACGGGCTCGCACGCTGCACGCTGAACATCGAATACCGGTATGCCGCACCGATGCTGATCGTGTTGCCCGCGTCCGTGGCCGAGAGCACCTGACGGCCGTTGACGCGCACGAAGTAGTTTGTGCCCGAGCAACGGATCTCGATACGTGCGCCCTGCTTGACTGCCGAAAGCCCGGTTTGCAATGTCAGGGGTGCGCTGAATGACCAACTGGTGCCGGAACGGGTGAACTTGCCGATTCGGATCTCACCCTCTTTGGCCAAGCAGTAGGCGCCCTGGGTGCGGCCCGCATCGCAGCGTATGTAGACACCGGAGTAGTAGTTGCCATTCTGGGTGTCGCCCAACACAAATGAGGCCGACTGACCGTCTGATGCGTAGGTATAGTTCGGGCTGGCGAAGAAGTATCCGTCAGGGTTGCCGTTCTTGACGCCCGCGTACCCCGAGTCCCCACGAATCGTGACATCGCCAGGGTTAGGGCCGGTGGTCCAGTCGGTCGAGTTCAGCGCGGCGCCATCGGCACCGGAGAAGGTGAAACTGTAGCTGTTCCCGCCGCCGGTGTTCTGTTCGGTCTCCTGCTCCTGCAACGTGGTCTGTGCAGCAATAGCGCTCTTGAGCGCATCACGCGATAGCCCGAGCAGTGCGAGAAGGGAATCCTTGGCTTGGTCAATCTGCTCGCCGATGCTTCCCGTTGTGCCCGTGGCAGTTCCGTCGGCCCCGGTCTTGACACCGGTCAGCATGTCGCCGAGATTGTCAACCAGGTCGGCGATCTTGTCCATCCCGAGTTGGCCAGCGATGTTGCCCGCGCCTATTTGACCCGCACTATTGAGTGCCTGCGTCTTGTTCTGATTGAGGCCAAACCAGTCTTTGACAGCCTGAATTGTCGAATTGATCGGCGTCACAACCAGGCCCGCGAATATGTCCCGTATCTGGTTGAGCTGGGCATTCAGGTCGGGCAGATCCGTAACCTTCGTCTGCGGCAGTGTCGGAATGTTGCCCAGGCCCAGCAGGCCCCAGATCTCGGATGCGGTGATCTTTCCGTCCGCGGTGATGGCCGCGAACCGCTGTTCAAACTGGGCGATATCTGAATTAGCCTGCCCGCCAATGGTGTCGAAGAATGAGCGGAACTTGCCCAGCACTGGACCCAGGTTGGACATCACCGAGGTCACGTTGGAGAAGTGCACCCGCCCAGCCGTGGCGCCCTCGGTGACTACCAAGGTCACCGTCGCCGACTTCGCCGAGCCATCGGCTGGGACCGGCCAGGAGCCGGTCAGGCTCGCACGGACCCAGGACGAATCAGCGGCCACCGGCTGCAGCTGCTTGACAACGACATCGGGGAGCTTGGTGCCGTCCGGGGCGAATGGTGTGATGCATAGTCGGATCGGATTGGCCCCGGCGGCTGCGGACAGGCCCTGCCACATCGCCGATGCCGCCATGTCGATGGTCTGGCCTGGCGCCACGTCGAACGGGTCTTTGACGCTGATGGCGTAGGCGTTCCCATTGGCGTTGACGTACAGCGATTTACCCGATATGTGCCCGTTCTGCAGGGCGTCGTAATGCCAATAGGGATTGTCCTCAACAACTGATGGATCGGTGAAACCGCCCGCGCCATCGATCAAATCCTGTGCGACATCGGCGATCCACGCCGCCGGTAGCACCCCGTTGAACAACTTGCCGACGGCGGCTTGCAAGAGACCGCCCAGGCTAGCGATGAACGCCACCGGCCCGGACAGGTCAAGGCCGGTGGCCTCTTTGATCCCTTGTATCCACTGTTGAAAGATCTGCAGCGGACTGAATTTCGGCAGCCGTGGCAGTGACGGGTCAAGGCGCTGGGCCGGGTTGTGCGTGATCGCCGGGGGTGGACCGAAATCAAACGACGCTGGCATCAACCGACCTCGTGGCCGTGCCGGTGAACATGCGCCAGCGGAAATCGGTTGCCGGACGCTTGAGCACCTCGCGCTCGGTCTGGGGTGAGACCTCGGACGGGTGCAAGTCGCCGCAGTCGCGCCATTCGGTCAGCGTCAGGTACTCGGCGGCGGCTTCGCGTTCGAAGCTCTCCCGTACCAGCCACACCAATAGCTCATCGTCGGCCTTGGTGTGCTCACCGATGAGCACGGGCACAACGGCTTTCAGTTCACGTGTGTAGGCCATCAGACTTCCCACCACTGCACGAACAGTTGGGCGTCTTGGCGGTTGAACGCGTACATGCCGATCAGGCCGTCGTTGACGAGGTTGGCTGTCAGGGTGGCTTGCTGACCGGCATTGATCAGTGCTACCTCGTTTTCCATCGTCATGGCCACGGTGGGATCGCCAGGGGTGGAGTAGTGCGGGCTGACGGTGGTCTCCTGCGCGACCGTGCCCTTTCCGCGTCCGATGATCTGCCCGTTCATCGGGTCGCCGATACGGACCTCGGCGCCAATCTTGAAGGGGTCCAAGATGTTCAGATCAACACCGAATGCCTTGAACTTGCCAGTGGCGGCGAGCTTGACGGGAAAGTCCCATAACGGCAGCTGATACGACAGGATCGGTATGCGGCCGTTGATGATGTTGGTGACGTTGGTGAACGCGGCTTCGGGGATCGAGAATGCGCCGCTGCGCTTGCCGGTGAAGCTCTCGGGCCTCCACTTGCCCTGTTCTTCGTCCCAGGTAGGCACCTGACCGTCGGTGGGCGGCAGAATGTTGTTGTAGTCCAGGGCATCCCGGATCGCTGCGGCCGGTCCTGGTATGCCTCGGGGGGCGGCGATCTTGAAATGCAGGTGCGGGTTCAGATCGGTGCCCGAGGGGATGACGACGCTGGTCTCACCGGGGGCGATCAGTTCGATACTGAATGAGAGCTTCGGGGTGGGTCCGGGCCGTCCGGCGTATCCGGCGGGGCGGGTGATGTATTCGGTGCCCATCCACACGTACAGCAGGTCCCCGATCCACCACGTCTTGCCCTTGTCATTGAGGCCGAGATCGGTCGGCAGCTGCGTGGGGCTGGTGATGGTGGGATTGATGTGCAGATCCACTACGGGGGAAGGCAGACCGTCCTCGCCCTTGTCTCCCTTGAGTAGCGGCACGGTGGCCACGATGTCGTCGTTGACGCCCTCGAAGGTGCAGGTGCGCAGACCGGGCACCTCGCCGTCGGACACGACGCCAAAGATGTGCATCATGTTCAGCCAGCTCATCAGGTGTATCGGGGCACCCGGCAGCGGTGTAGTCACGTCCAGTCTCCTTCGATTCGTGGGGTGGTGTGCCAGGGCGTCATGGCGTCGAAATCGGGTAGCTCGGGCGGTACCGGGACCGGCCCGACCGCTGAGATGGGTTCGGGCGCGTTGGGGTCGTCTTCCCAATCGACCGGTACCCAGTCGATGACGCCGGTCAGTTGCCCCGGCCGGTCGGGCAGGGCGCGGCGCTTGATGATGGCCTTATCGGCGTGCACGTCGCCCCCGGCACGGGCCAGGTGGAACGCGAAGCAGACCCGCTGATCGTCGGTCAGGTACAGCACCTCGCCGCGTGGGCCGCGCGCGAACGCCAGGGCGTCGGTGATGCGGGCGGCGGCTTCGATAAGCTCACGGGCCTTGGGGTCCTGGTCCTTCGGCGTGCTCATCGGTCCGCGCCGGGGTTGCGTGGGGTGCCGATGATCTGCACGTCCTGGGCGACCAGGAAGCACTCGAAGGTCACGAGCGTCTCGCCGCCGTCGATCGGCTCGGTGGTAGGCCCACTTTCGGCGACGTAGTAGGGCACCGCCTGGCCGTCTATCTCGATGACATGGCGGTCGTGGTCGATGACAACCCGTGTCGGATTGCCTTGTGGTGGTGCGTGCATGTATCCCTCCTTTGGGTACGGCGAAAGACCCCACAGCCCTGCGGGGTGAGTGCGGTTGATTGGGTTAGGCCGCTATCGCGGCGCCACCGATGAGTGAGCCGATGGCGTTCCAGCCGTCGGCCACGGCCTTCAATCCGGCTTCGAACGGGTCGTGATCGCGGGCCTTGCCGATGGTCAGATCTTGTGTCATGGCGCTCTTTTCGGCCACAGACCACTTCATGCCGCGAATGTTGTTGACGTAGTAGATGGAATCGACTTCCCACAGTCCACGATCGCCGACCAGGTAATCGAACCCATACACGTGGGGGTGCCCGTCGCGGGTGGTCATGGTGAATGAGACCTTCGGCATGGTCTTGCTCATGCCTTGCCGGATCGTCAACGCACTGGAGACCACCCAGGCGATCCCGTTGCCGGGTTCGACGTGATCTATCAGGGCGTAGTCGTTAAGCCACAGTGCCACCTTGGGATTGGTCATCTTCTGCCAGGCGAAGAACATGTCATCAAACTGGCCCTGGTAGATGTTGTCCAAGCCCGAGCTTCCCGGCTGCTGATAGGCCGAGCCCGGATAGGGGATAACCTGCTCCAATTGTGCTAGGCCATAACGGATTCCGAACGTGATGGCCTGGTTCAGGATCGTAGGGCTGTGCCCACCAGTCCAGATGGTGCGGGCGGTGCCGCGCTGCATACGGTGGGCGCTGGTGATGATGCCCGAGTGTTTGCATTCGCGCCACACCAACGACGGCTTTTCCGGGGCCACGCCAAGCAGGCGCCGAAAGAACGGATCAGTGAGGCCGTCGCCGTCTTCGTCCAAGGGCAAGATGACCTCGGTGATGGTGTCATCCAGGATCGCGCCGATAGCGTTGAGTGCGCCGTCAGCCGCTGTTCCAGTGGGGCCGGTGATACCTGACTTGTCTTCGAAGGCGAGCACGATGCAGTTGCGTGTGGGGCGAGCGGCTTTCTCGCCGACTATCGCGGCCAGCTCGGGGTGTGGGCTGGTCTCGTCCTCTTCGAGCCAGAGATAGTCAATGAGGCCGACACCGGTATCTTCACCGAGCGGTGCGTGGATGTCGTGCAGCATTTGCGCTTTCGCCGCGATCGGCACAATTCGCGAGGTGTCCAAGACGGGATTGACGAACTGGACTTGGATGGGCCAATGCAGCGGTGAGAGATTCCCGGCGCGGGTGGTCAGCCAGTGCACCGGGTCGGCCCATGAGGTGGGCAGTGCCAGGAACGGCCAGAACGTGCGTAGCAGGTTCAAGAACGTGGTGAACGCCATGCCGGAACGGATGTTTTGCATCCACACCCAGGCCTTGAGTGGCTGGAACTCCGGCGCCGAGACCGGTGTCGGAATCAGGGCGATGTGCTTGGCGTGTTCGCGCAGCGAGATCAATTCCAGGTCAACCCAATGGGTTCCGTCCTCGTCTTTGACCGCGACCACCGACTGAATCCGGTACCCGATACGTGTCTTCCAAGACCGGATGTTGGGGTTCATGTCGATCGCCAGGTGCAGATCCTCGGTGTAGCGGGTGCCACGCGCCATGAGGTCGGCCAGCCAGTCATCGCGGCGCACCCGGATCTTGCCGACCCCGGTCTCATCCCACAGGCGTTCCCAATCGCCCTCGCGCACCTGGCCGCGCAGCGTCCCCAGGTATTGGAGCTGCTTATCCAGTACCCGCAACAAGGGCGGTTGCTTGCCAGCGCGGCGCCACATTTCGCGGCGCCCATCCAATAGCCGATACTTGGTGATCGGGTCAGTGGGCGCGGTGATGACGCGCCGCCCACCAGGGGTCGCCATCAGGCAACTCCGCGCCGGTACCACTGCGACATGACCATGGTGATCTTGCCCGCCGGATTGGTATGGGTCACTTTGATATTGGCCATCTGCTCAGACGGGATCGGCGACATGAACCCGACGCCGCCGGGAACGCGGCGCCCGATCGGCAGCCCGGCATCGGCGTTGGTGATGTCCCCGAGAATGAAGTCAAGGATGTCGCTGTTGCGGATCAGCTTCCACAACGCGTTATCGATCGGATCATGCTCGGAGGTAAGCGTTCTGGCTGATGGATCGGTATCCACGAGCACCATGCCGTCGGAGGGGAAGATTTCGATTTCCACCATGCGGTCGGTCATGCCGTCCTGTATCGACACCTTCCCGGCGCCTTCCACAATGAACTTGGGCCACTGCTCATAGTCGCCCTTGTTGGGCAGGCGCAGGATGCCGTGGTTGCGGCCATTGATCACCGCGTTCGCGGCGTCGTTGCGCCACTCGCGGGTCAGGGCGCGCTTGGAGTAGAACGGGAACGGGCAGTGAATCGTCATCGCCGCTGAGGCGTAGTAGTTTCCGTACGCGTGCGGGTCCAGTTCGACGGTATCGAAGTTGGGTTCACCGTTACGGACCCGCACCCAGTGCCAGCCGTCATAGCGGGTGAACTCGCCCATGAAACCCATAGGCAGATCGACATCTTCGGGCCAGTCCCGCCACCATTGGGCCTGAATCTGTTCCAGCGCCACCGCCGTATCGGGATAACGCAGCCGCGACACCGCGTTGATGTGCGGGGCGAAATGCAACGCGATGTTCAGGACCCGCTTGCGGTAGTCGGTGCGCTCAGGCTCCTCGCCGAGCATCCACGGCCCCGACGAGTACAGCTGGTCAAAGGATGCGCCGGTGGCACCCTTCATGCCCGGTGCCTGCACCACTCCGCGGTTACCCTTGAACCCGCCCGCCAGGTTGTAGATGCGCTGACCGTCCGGGGAGACGTACACCCGCTTGGTTTGATCCGACTGCAGCTGTTTGTAGAACGGACCCATGTCCGCCGCCGTCCACGTTTGAAACGAGGGCTGCGCGGCACGGTCAAGGATCGGGTCGTACTTCAACCACTTGCTTGCGCTCACGATGGCCGCCTTGTTCCGAGGTTGCGTTGATTGGCCGCGAATGATCGCGCTTCGAGTTTGGGCATGATCTCCCGGGGCGCCACACCCGAGAGGTTGTAGGTATCCCCGCCTGCGGGCGCTGGCGTGGGCGCCGCGCTGCTGTCCTTGGGCACCGTGACCCCCAAGCCACTCAGGGCGCCGTCAGCTAGGCCCGATGCGAAGTTCAATTCAGTTCCCGCGCCAGGTATTTCGGAGCCGCCCGCACCGGATGCTGGTTGGCCGGCCATTTTCTGGGCGAAGTTCAAACCCCAGTTCAGCGCGGCCATACCGGATTTAACGTTGGGCCATTCCATAGGGTTGGAGAACACCGACCCGTCGATACCGAGGCCTTGGAACAGTCCAGAGATGATGCCCTGCCCCAGGCCCTGGCCCATGCCGCTACCCGCGTCGCCCGCGGCCGCTTCTTTGTCGGTGCCCTGGGCCTTCTTGTCGAGAACCTCCGAAAGCCTCTGCTCGGCGATCGCCTGGCGGTCCTTGGCTGAATCCAGGCGCCGCTGGGCGCTGTCGCGTTTCTTCTCAGCGGCTGCCCGCTTCTTGTCATCAGGCGCCGAATTCAGTTCAGCGTTGGCGTCGTCAAGATCCTTCTGCGCGGCCGCGCTGGCCGCCTTGGTGCGGCGCACCGAGGACTGCGCCGACATCACCTGCGAGGGCGATGCGCCCCCGCCGCCGGTGGTCTTGCCGTTATCGCCTGCAGCCAGCGCGATCCACGCCCGACTGGGGAAGTCGCGGGCACCGGCCGCGCCGCCGCCGAACTGGCCGTTACCGCGCTTGCCGCCCATCTCGACGTTGACGTTGCCGCCCTCGGGATCAACGATCGTGCCCGCCGTGTGCCCGCCACCAGGACCACCGTTTTTCCAGCCCACCCAGTACGCGGCGATCCCCGGCGGCGGGTCGCCCATCTGAAATCCGCGCGCCGCCAGCGCGCCCGATTCACCAGCGGTGGCGAAGCGCCCCGTGCCGCCACTGATCATGTTGGCGATCCACGACTGCGCACCCGAGCAGTCCGAGTTGGGTCCGGCCGGGGCGCCCCAGCCATAGGACTGCCCCTCGATACCGCTCGCCATCGACTTGAGTTCATCGACGCTGATACCGCCGCCCGCGAAGCTGTTGACACCGAAGATCCGCATCACTTCACGCAAGATCGCAAGCGAGCGCGACCGCTTACCGGGTGCCAGCGGAATGTAGGCCTCCCCGCCGGTCTCCTGCTCGGCGAAGATCGTTCCCGCGCCCCGGCCCGCGTAGATGTCCGCTGAGGCCGGTTTGTCGATAAACCGCAGCCCGCCCGATGCCATCGCGATCGCGCCGAACATGCGGGGCAACAAGCCCTCTAGGAACGGAACCCCGTTCGACGGCGCGGTGTTGACCGGGTTCGAGGACTGCGCACCGGCGCTGTTCTTGAAGATCTCTGCGGCGGCGTTGGCGTTGCGGCGCTGGCCCGCAAGATCTTCGAGCTGCCTGCGCAGCGCGTCCAGTCGGGCAGTGGCTTCACTGTCATCGACCTTCACGACCAGGTTCTTGCCGTCGGGCATCGCCTGCACGGTGTATCCGATGGCGTTGAGTCGGGCGATCTGCTCGGGCGAGTTGTCGGTCAGCACGATTTCGTGGGTGTCCGGAACCTCGGCGACGGCGGTCCCCAGCGCGTTGACAATCCTGGTGGTTTCGGCGGTGTCCTCACCCCACTTGGCGATCCGGTCCGAGGCGGCGGTGGCCTTGTTGCCGAACGCGTCCGCCGAGTTCGCCGCTTCCCGCAGCCAGTCGTTGACGCTGCGGTCGCTGCCCCAGCGCTGCATGGCATCCCCGACGCCCTCCAGGCCCGGAATGACGGACAGGAACTTGCCGATACCGCCCGATGCGGTCTTGATGCCGTCAAGGAACTTGGCCACACCCCTAATGGCGGTGCCGAATCCGCGCGAGACTGCGCCCGCCATCGACGTAAAGCCGGTGCCCACGGCGGCCGCGAAGCGGATGATCTCGGGCTGGTGTTCCTTGATGAACCCGGCCACCTTGTCGATACCGATCGTGATCTGCCCGAGCGCGTCGGTACCGCTGCCCAGGAACGGGGAAATGATCGATTCACCCAGGCGCCCAAGCGCGGCGCCCATGTTCTTGACCGAGCCCTCGAACGTGCCGCCCATCTTCTTAGCCGCACCGCCCACGTTCTGGGCGATGACGCGCTGGAATGTGGCCGCATCGACTTGGCCCTTCTCGACCATCTTGGACAGCTCGGCGCCGGTGACCTTGTATTCCTTTTGCAGCCACGCGAAGATCGGCAATCCACGATCGCCCAACATGTTCAGGTCATCGGTCATCGCCTTACCCGAGGTCTGCACCTTGTTGAAGATGTGCCCCATATCGCTTAGGTCGGCGCCCGCGATCGCGGCGGCATCAGCGACCGTCGTCAGGTACTTGGACAAGTCCTCACCGGGCTTGACCCCGGCGGCGACCGCCGTGGCCGCTGTGGTGGCCGCTGCGTCCATCGAGAAGGCGGTGCCCTTCACCGAGCCCTGCGCCGCAGCCATGATCTGCGCGACCGCTGTGGCGTCATTGCCGAGGGCCTGCAACTTGAATCGGGTGGCGTCAAGGCTTTTGGCGCGATCAAACCCGGCCGAAAGCGTCTTGTACGCCAGACCGGTCACACCCAGGGCGATGGCGGCAGGACCGGCCACGCGGGTGATCGCCCCGAGCATGCCCGCCGCCGCCAGCCCGCCACCGGAGCCGCCGGAGCGGCCATTATTCCCGGGGATATCGACGCTGATCGGCGCATTGACCTTGGGGGCGTTGACTTTCGCCGACGCGAGCTGCTGGGCGAAGCGCTGCACCCACTGTCGGCCTGCCTCACCGCCGAGGGTCTGCACCGTGCCCACCACCGGGCGTAGCCCGATGCCCAGCGCCTTGCCCAGAGCGGCGCCAGTCTTCTCGCCCAGGCGTGCCCCCAGGGTCGAATCGATCTGCGCGGCGGCACGTTTAGCACCCCGACCGGCGGCGTCCTCCATTTCCTTGGCGATCTTGTTACCGGCGTTGGTTCCGGCACCGGAAACCTCGCGCTCCATGTCGCGTTTGAGGTTCTTACCCGTGACCGCAAGGGGTATCCAGAGTGTTTCTATCTCAGGCACAGCCGATCAACCTCCTTGCAGCATCGCGCGGACCTTGGGGTCCTGGTTCTGGGCTATGTGCGCGTCGTAATCGATCTCTTCGACGGGCTCAATGCCGTAGATCAACTCCCGCAACGACAACCGCTCGGGGAAGGGGATTTTCGAGCCGTTCTCGAAATGAAATGCGGTGAAACGCCAACGCAGCTCGGCGATCTCGTTGAGTATTTCGGTGCCGATCTGATCGCCAACCGACATGCCCTCGCTGCGCGAGTGATGTATCGAGGTCCCCGGCGGCGCGGCGGTGACATAGGCCCACAATCCGCGCCAGCCGAGGTCCTCGAATACTCGATTATCTGAGAACAGATCGCGCTCGATAGCGTCGATGTGTTCAAAGACGATCTCGGCTAGCTGACGGATTTTCCCAGGGACAGCCCATCATCGGCGTCCTCGGTGGTGCTGGTTCCCGCCTTCATCCACGACGCGAACAGGTCATCGATCGGGTCGTATTCGTAATCGTCGGAATCGATGACGGCCCCGGCTACCCGGTCCAGCACGACATCTACGGCAGGGCAGCCGCCGCGCATGATCGCGGTGAATTGCACCTCGGACTCGGAATCGGCGTTTCTGAGTTTCCACAGCAGTGTTTTGGAGAACACCGATCCGAATGGGCGCAGCGCCACTACCGTTCCGTCGCGGAACGTATGCCGGTACAGCTCGACATCCTCGCCGTAGTGCGCCGACCAGTCATAGTCAGCCGCGCCGGGTAATGGTCCCTGCGGCTCGTCCTTGTCTTTATCGACCGGATTGCCTTCGGGCTCAACATCTATGGCCACCGTGTCGCCGAGGACGGTCGGAATAGGCTCGATAAGCGGCGTCTCTACGACAAAGACGCTCAGGGGTGTGTCGTCGCCTAAATCGGGCAGTGTCATGTGAATCACCTTGAATCACCTTGGTTTTGTGTGACCACCCCGCGCCGCCCAAGGTGTTAAACGGCGCGGGGTGGGGTATCGAGGGGCCGAACTACGGTGCGAGGCTGACCGCCACTGTGCCGCCGGTCAGGTCGGTGCCATCGACGGACACCGGCGCCACACCGGTGGTGGTGACCTTGACCGTGTAGGGGCCGCCTGCGGTGCCGGTGACTGTCGCGGCCTTGACGTTCGGCAGCGCGGCCACGGCGGCCTGGAATGCGACCTGGGTGGCGTTGTAGGCGATTTCGGCGGGCTGACCGGCCACCGTGAAATCGAAGGTGCCAGCGGTCGGCGGGCCGGTCAGGGTCACGATGTAGATGGTTTCGACCAGCTTGTCGTCCAACTCGGTGTAGTCGTAGAACGTGTTACCGGCCAGATCCGGGAACAGGTCATAGGTGAACTCCAACGCGGTCCAGTCCTTGGACTGCCAGAGTTCATCACCGTTTTCGGTCACCTGCGCATCGGGAATGCACCGGCGCTTGCGCACGGCGCCGTCGAACGCGTCCACGATGTAGGTGAAGTGCGGTAGCACATCGGAGTTCGACACCGCCGAGATCAAGGTGCCATGTAGCGAGGTGGCCTCGGTGACGGTGACGTTGGCTTTGCCGAAATACTCTTCCAGCACGCGCGGGTTCTTCGGCTCGATGTACTTGAGTTTCCACGTGTCGTCCTTGCCGGTCTGCACGATGCGAGCCTTGTCGCCGTTCCAGTCCTTCTTGGGGTCCTTGTCGCGCTTGGTGTTCCACGTAACCCCGGTGTCATCGCAGCCGCCCAGGCGGGGGTCCCAGCCGGGGACCACGGGCCGAGGGCTCCACGGGTCGGTGGGCAGGGGTGTGCCCAGCGGGTATCGGAATACGCCGCCGGTGTTTTTGGGAACCCAAACGGCCGTGCTTCGAACATTGGTGTGCGCCACTATCTTTTCCTCCTTGGAATGCGCCCGAGTGGGCACGACAATTGCCCCGGCCGCGATTTGCGTCGGGGGTTACCTTGGGACTGTTGTTATGCGGTCACGATGGACTGCACCGTCCAGCGCACGTTTACCTGGTACCGCGAATATGTCGGTAGGTCAGGGTCATTGGACGGATAGGGGCCGTGCAGCTCGCACGGCTCGGTGATCGGATTATCGCCGTCGATCTCGATGTCAGGCGCGGCGCGCAGGATCGCGCCGAGCTTGGATGCGGTTGCAGTGCAACGCAGTTCGTCGGTGTCGTACGCCTGTCCGACAATCACCACGCTCTGCACGCGGCGGCACAACTCCGAGCCCGGTAAGGCGAACAGGCGAATGTACCTGTGCGGCAGGGCGCCGCCAGGTGGCGCGGCGATCGCGTGCGACCCGATCGGAACACCGGAGATCCCGCGTGCGGCGAGTTCCTGTAGGGCCATCTGCCGGGCGAGTGCGGTCAGGTCGGGGAACTCCACTAGTTCAATCGCCACTAGATGCCGCCCGCAATAGCGCCTGCGTTCTGGCCTCATGGTTGACCGCGCGCGGGCCGGTGGTCTGCACCCTTGTGCGGGCGCGTTTGGCGTCGGAGGCTTCGACGGCTTCGTAGTACAGGCCATCGAATTCCGGGGTGGTGGTGGACGGTGTCTCGTTGGCCTTGGCCGCTAGGCGCAATCCCCGCTCGTGCACTTCGGCTTTCGTGCTCGGCGCTGTCATGATCTTGCGAATTGTCGCCGGACTGACGGTGTACTCGACTCCCATATCACCCCACCCACTTCAGTTCGATGACCAGGCGATCCGGCGAGAATCCGAAAGGGCCGTGGTTGTAGTCCTGCGGTAGGCCGAAGACGGTGAATTCGTGACCGTTGACCTTGAACTTGTCCCGGCGATCCACCGGTACAGACGAATTCACGACGAGGCAGCGGTCTGCCACGACGCGGGTTCCGGCGGTCGGCGGCGTCGGCATTTCCAGCGACGACGGGTCCCACCAGAAACAGTCCCGCTCCACCGGCTCGGCCCAGTCCCCGGCTGGGTTTCCGTGGCTGTTCTCAGTGCCGGGGACATAGGCGAGCTGTTCGCATTTGAACGGCAGCGGAAAGCTAGTCATCGGGGCTGGTCTCCCACAGTGGTTCCTGGCCGGTCAGAGTGGCCCCGCATGAGCAGTAGTCACCGCCCAGGTTCAGGGTGCACACGGGGGAGTGCGACGGCCCGGACGAGCCGAGCACGTCGTATCCCCACGCATCGCCCGATTCGTCCTCGTCGGCGCGGCAGATCGATTGCAGCTGTTCGATTTCGCTGGGCCAGTACATCGCACGGCGTACTTGCCGGGTGTCGTAGGTTTCGGACTGTGAGAACGGCCCGGCTGCCTGCTGCTTCTGGGACAGCGCGCCAGATCCGGCGTCATGCCAGCGCAAGATCGCACCCCGGATGATTGCCTTGGCCGCTGCGGCCTTCTTGTCGGTCAGCTGGGGATCATCTAGGCACGGCGCCACAAGCAGAGCCATGGCCATGGCGTCGGCGATCATCGCGGCGGCTTTTACTTCCGTGATGTCCTCGGCGAATGCGTCCAGGTCGGTTTTGCTAATCGCTACCGCTGGCATCCTTGACCTCTTCGGGTTCGTTGGACGGCTTGCGGCCGGACTTGCCTCGGGTCGGCGCCTTGGCCTCCACAGGGATGGCCTGATCCGGCGCCGGGGCGTCGGCCTGGCTCGGCGCATGCTCGTTGGAGACCGTGGCCGTCCAGACGGTGGCCGATGGAAGGATGTCACTCAGGGGCACCGGTGAGGGGTTGGAACCGTCGGTGTCGGTGATCGCCGGGGCGTCGTCCTCGGGCGTGATGGGGTCCAGGGCGCCGTGTTCGTCTAGAAGCGCCCAGTGCGGGTTCTCGGCGATGCCGAGGCGGGTGGCGAGCCCGTCGTCAATGTTGACGACGGACCCGCCCACCGTGTTGCGGTACCTCGGCATTACGGGGTCACCGCGTCTTCGATGACGGCGAACTCGTTGGCGAATACGTACCAGCCGTAGACGATTTCCGTGCGCAGCAGGATCTCGTTGTGGCCAGCCAGGTCACGGCCAGTGTTGTCGGGGTCGCCGAATTCGAGGATCTTGAACGGGAAGTCTCGCTGGACTCCCCACCGGATGCCGCTACGGAAGTTGCCGAGGATGCCGCGCACCTTGTTGTCGGTGGCATCGCCGTCCTTGGCTTTGCCCGAGACGGTGGATGACACGGCCGCGGGCACCCCCTCGAAGCTCGAAATACCCTCGCCCAAACCGAGTTCGGGGTACTTCTTGCGGCCGTCCGCGTAGCGGGCGGTGGACAGCTTCCACGCGTACTTGGGATCGAATGCGACCCCGTTGACGCTGTACCCGTCGCCGATGACCAGACCGGCAGCGGTCTCGAAATCGAGATCGGGCTGCGAGGTCGCGGTGATCTCCACGCGCTTGGTGGTGGTGTTCAGGTAGTTGGTCCAGGTGGCGACGGGGTTGCCGGTGCGCGGATTGATGCGGTAGTACAGGCCCAGATCCAAGGCACGGGCCAGCGCGCGTGCGCACTTCTCTTCGTACGACTGGAAGATCTTGAGCTTGTAATCCTCATCGGCCCACTTGAATTCGTCCGAGGTGCGCATTTGCACAACCGCCTTGTGGGGCAACGCGGTCACGTGATCGGGCTTGGCGTCATCGGAGCCTTTCGCCCCCGATTCCTCCACGAACTCGGCAGTGAGGTCGTCATCGAAGGTGATGATCTCGACCTTGCCGAATCGCTGGGCCTCCTGCGCCGATAGCGCCACGATGGTGGAGCTGGTCTTAGCCTTCTCCACGATGCCATCGGCGATCTCGGTGGGCAGAAGTAGGTCAGTGCTCTGTACGGTCATTGCTTATATCTCCTTTGTTGTCAGCTTGATTGGCCGGACAGCTCGTCAAAGAACTGCTGCATGCTGCTCGGCTTCACGCGCCCGTTGGTGCCCTCGCGGGACACATAGTTGGATTTGCTCTGCTTGTCCGATTGCTCAAGGAAGCGCCCGATTTGCTTGAGTAGTAGCTCGGGCTCATCGGCGGTCAGGAACAGCTCGGCATCCTCGGCGTCGATCTCGTGGATCTTGACCAGGTGCTCTTTAAGCCCACTGGCAACACGAGACGGGACCGTCGCGGCCTCGGCCTCGGCCTTGCTGACGCGCGCGGCGTCCTGCTCGGCCTGAGTCTTTTGCGCCTCAGCCCTTTCGCTGAGTTCCTTGATCTTGACCTTGTTCGCCGCCAGCGTTCTCACCAATGGGTGATCCTCAGGCAACGTAATTGGTTGCTGCTCAACGCCTTCGGGTTCCGTTTCGGTTGCCTCGGCGGGTTCTGTGGTGATTTCGGACATGCGGTTTTCTCCCATTTCGGGTAGGCCTCGGCCGTTTCGGCCAAGGGGGTTCGCGGGGGCGCCGTCGGCGCCGGTTATCGCTGGGCCTGGTCCATGTGACGCACAACGGCGGTGATGTCGATGGCGCCGTACTTGCCTTTGGTCTGCCCTGCGGCTTGGGTGGCGCTCACCGCGTCGGCGTAGTCCTGTTCCCATTGGTCGACGTAGGCGGGGGGCTGGTAGGTGGCGCCGGGGCGCACCATGACCGCGATGCAGTGGCACGAGTCGTGGTACTTCTCGCCCAGGGCGCGGGCGCCGCGCCGAGCTCCTAAACGGCTGTCGCCCACCGTCTTGCCTGCCTTGGCCGCGAGCCGCTCGGAGCGGTACACCGAGCGCCGTTGCAGCGCTTCGTCTCTGCTCATCTGTCCAGCGGCGATAGCGCGCCGGTCAGAGATCTCCAGATTCGCGCCGCGACCGGCAACTTTCGTGGCTGAGGCCTCGGAGGTGTAGACGGCGCCTCGGGTGGCCATGAGCCGGCAAAATGAGCAGGCGTTGGCCGAGGCGTGCCGAGCCCAGCGGGCACCGGGTTCGGCGAGGACGTTGGCGAGCACCGTGTCTCGTGAGGCGTTGAACAGGGCGCGGGTGGCGCTGCCGGTCAACGCGTCAAGGGGAGCTGCTTGCAGCATCGCCCAGCGGCCCGAGACGGCCAGCTGCGCGGCCCCGTTGAGTTCGGCGGGGTGCGCGGTGTAGGTCGAGGTGCTCGGCTGCTCGTCGTACCACTGCGCGGTCAGGACGGTGGCGGCGGCCAGGTACGGGGTGATCGCCTCGGGGTAGGCGTCGGTGATGAACGCCAGCAGTTCGCGTTGATCAAGCCGGTCAGTGCGCGCCAGGAGCCGCGCCAACTGTGCGGCTTGCTCGGCGCCGAGCGCGGCCAGCAGGCCTTGGAACTCAGAGACTGCTTGGACCATTGCCGATCGCCTCGCGTGCGGCCTGTTCGGCGGTTCCCGGCGCCGGATCAGGGATCGTTGCGCCGGTGAGCTTGTCCACTAGTGAGGCGACCAGGCGCCCGTTTTGGGCCCGGTCGCGCTCGGCGAGGGCGCGATCGATCATCTGTTGCGGCAAGCCCAGTAGCTCCAACCCGACCTCGGTTTCGGCAAGCCACGGAATGGCCTGCAGCTGCTTGAGACCGGCGTCGGCTTGCGCGGATCGCGAAATATAGGCGGGGTTGCGCATTTTCGAGTCGATGGAGCGCCAGGCTTGGGGAATCTCGTTGAGATCGTTCTTGATGGCCAGTGCCCGCACCATGGAGCGCCGGAACGCGGGAGCCCAGTCATCGCCCGCGCCTTCCGCCTCGGCAATGAGCTGCTTCTCGGCGTTGTCGTCGCCGTCGGCGCTTGTGCTGTTGGTTCGTGCTTGCACGCCCAGCGCCGACACCGGCAGGTCTGCCTCGCCCGCGAATTCGTTGGCGCACTGCAAAAGCAGGTCAATATGCGGCTGCGGGCTCGCGGCCTGGAACTGTTTGATGTCGGCGCGGGCGTTCTTCTGATCGAGCGCTTTCTCGTCGTCGGGTATGCCCTTGATGCGGCCGAGCATCACCTTCCAGGAAGGTTTCAGAGAGCCGTCGGGGTTCTTGAAGATCCGGGTATCGGCGCCGAGCATCCACAGCTCGGGATAGCTGAACACGTCCGCGTGCCCCTCTGTGCGGATGAGTTCGCGCAATGCACGGTCGTGAATCGACATGATGGGCTTGGAGATTCGTGAGGACCCGAACGGCCGACCAACCCGTGGCTTGTACACCAGCGCCTCGGCGGGCACACCGTGCTTGTGTTCGCGCCATTGAACTTCCCATTTGCGGCCGGACTTCTTGGCTTCTGCGGTTCGGTTGTGCAGGTACAGCGCAAGCTCTTGGGGTTGGGAGTCCTCATCCCAGGCGATGATGGACAGCAGGTTGTCCAGGCGCCGGGTGCGCGCATTCCATTCGCCGGTGGCATTGAGCGCGTCCTTGACGTGTATCAGCGACTTGGGCTCATTGGCGCCGCCCTTGGTGTTGATCAGGAAGGCGGGGCCGTGGATCAGGGAAGAGACGATGGCACTGTTGGATTCGGTGCCGAAAAAGTTGTCGTCCCAAACCTCGTTGTATCCAATCGATTCGAGGTCTTCACCGGGCCAGACGTAGCCGTCGAGGTTGGAGCGGCGAGCCAGCACATCGACCGCCTTGCCGGACCAGCCCAGCAGTAATCCCAGCTTGTAATACTGGCGGGGTATCACCTCGCCGACCTGCCGAATGGCCCGCCTGCCGTCGTAATACGAGGCACGTAGCAGATTGTTCGGCTGGCAGTCGATCAGCTGCCGTAAAAGCCCGTTCAGCAGGTTGTTTTCGTCCTTCGTGAGCCCAGGAAGGGTGATCCTTGAAACCTTCACAACACCACCGCCTCTCGTCCTCGCGAGCTATCGCTCGGTGTGGGTTTACGTTTCGTTGTCGCCGCCAGTAGCGCCAGAGTGGCGGCCACGATCGGGTGAATGACCACCGTGGAGTCGCGCCGGTCCCATCCCCAGCCACCGGCGTCACCGATCTTGCGGCGAATCGCGTTCAAAATCGCTGAGGTCACCGACTTTTGATCGCCATGGGTGAGCGTGCGGGCCTTGATCCGGCTCGCCATCAGCCCGCAGCCTTTCGTCATGTCTCGGGCCGTGGACCGGCGCACGTTGACGTGTAAGGCTTTCAGGCCTGGGATCATCTGCGCCGCTGGCGACAGGTCATCGATCACGACCTCTATCCGTCGGCCCGCGGCCTTGGCTGTCCAGGTGATTGCCTCGGCCACATCCGTTCCGGCCCATATCTCTTCGATGTGCGCCGACAGCCCTTCGATCCAGCACGCATTCACCGAGATCTGCAGACCGTGGGACATATCGACGCCGATACCGTCCGGGGCAACATGAAGGTCGGGGCCTACGTCGATCAGCTCGCCCCAGGCATCGCGTGTGACCACAGGCTGATGTACCGATACCTCGTCCCAGATTCCCAGGGCTTCGCGCAGCCAGGACTCCAGCGACTTGAGTTTCTTGCGCAGGCGCATCATGGCGCGCTCGGAAGTGCGGTGCGGGAAGGAGGCGTTGGCCTTGCGCCACTGTGCCCGGTCCATCGGGTTGCACCCTCGGTCGGCAGACATTTCGATGTACGCCGTTTCGTTGGTCTCGCGCGCGGTCGCGTCGGTGAGCGTGTCGAGTGCTTCTTGGCGGTGCATGGTGAACACTTCGCCGGGATCTTTGGGCCTGGGCGGGGTGCCCATCATGAACGTCAGCGGGTTCTCGGCCACGTTCTGGGCTGCGGCCATGTCTTCGAGGGTGCCCTCGGTCATGATCTGGGCCTCATCGAATACCAGGATGTCCACGTCGGAGAATCCACGTCCGAATCCAGATTCGCGGGCGCCGAACAGGATTCGAGACCCGTTAGTGAACATGATCTTTTCATCGCCACGTGCCCGGTGGACGGCCTCGATATGAGGATCTACCTTTGGCCGTGCGGCCATGCCTGCGAACGATTCGAAAGTCTCTGCAGCCGTGGTCTTTCGGTGCGCAGTCCAGATCACGGTCAGGCCGGGGTGGATCAGGCACAGCGCGAAAATGATGCACGCCACTAGGTAGGTCTTGCCCACCTGGCGCGGGATCGATAACACGATGGTGTCGGCGGCGTACAGGCCATCGGCCCGCTTACCGAGGATCAGTCGGCCCGCGCCGTCCTGCCAGCCGTCGAACTCCCATCCGAGTCGCTTGCAGGTATCGCGTACCGCTGGCCAGCCGGTCGAGACGATCCCGGCCGGGGCGATGACGTGCCGCGCGACCTCAGATAGCTTCGGGGTCCCAGGGCTCATCGCTCGTCGCGGCCACGACAGATGCCGAGCTTCCCGGTGTGGCGACCTTGATGGCCTCGATTTCCTTGGAGATCGCCGTCAGACGGCCATGCAACGCGGCTTTGGCTGCACCGCTCGCGCCGCCCAGGTCCCGGATGATGTCACGCGCCTGCGCTTCGAGGATCTCCTGATAGTTCCCGCCCGCCATCGCCTCTAGGAGCGTCTTGCCCTCCACCGGCGGCGGGGGTGCGGGCGGCGCGCAAGTGTCCACCGGTGCCGGGGGTGCGGGCTCGGGGGCACGCTCTCCCTCGGCCACCACGCGCATGTGCGGTGCCCCGGCGGGGCGATGGGCAGTGCGGCGCGTCGCCATTACGCCGACGCCGACCGCTTCGGTCCGGAGCTGGCGTCGCGGCTCTCGTCGCCGTCGCGGTCTGGGTCCAGATCGGGCAGTTTGAGGCGGGCGAGAAGATCGTTGAGCGCTACCCGGTCCTTGCGCTGCTCGGCCAACTCCTGGCGGGCCTCATCGATCAACGGGTTGCGGACGCGCTGGCCGGTCGATCCACGGATGAGCAGGTTGTCGCCGACCTCACGGTGCAGCTCGTCGGCACGGTCCTTGCGGTAGTCGATGCGGTCGGCCAGCTCGCAGGCATCAGCCAAGAGCCGCAACTCATCCGGTCGCAGGGTGTACTCGTCCACGATCGAACGCCACAGCGCTTCCCCTGAACCGGCCTCGGCCAGACCCGAAGGCGGCGGCGTGCTGCCTGCGGTGGAATTGACGGGTGCAAGTTGCATGACAGCCTCCTTTCTGGGCCTCAGATCGCCTGTGCCGAACCGGCATACGGTGCCGCCGGTTTCACCCTCGGCGAATCGCCCTAGTGGTCAACAAAAAACGAGATTCCAGAGAGGTCAACGACCCTGAAACAAAATCGCCCAGGGGGGGCGGTCGCCTAAGCCATGAGGGGCGGCTGCCAGACCCCTCGGGTCACCCCGCCCAGGGGTCAGAGCTGCTTGTCGATCAGTCGGCGGCGGGTGAAGCCGCGAGAAAGCCCTCGGCCTGCGCGACAAGACCGGTGGTGATGTACGACGGTTGCGAACCGCCCTGCGGATAGAGGGTGACGTATCCGACGCGATCGCCGTCGTTGTCGATTGTCTGCGCGCCAACGATGAGAACGTAATCGGTTGCCGTGTAACGGGGCTGACCGTCGTCGCTTTCGTCTTCGGTGATCGCGGTCAGTTCGCGGACCACTTCATCGAGCTTCTGATATGCGGCGGTGCGGCGTTCGTCCATCATCCCTCCCTCAGCTTGCCTGCCACCAGCAGCGCTCTGTCACGAACGTGACGCCACCGGGCAACAGGTCCACGTCCTTGTCGGACTTGTCGCGGTTGCATGCCCGGTGCATGGGCTGCTTGTTGTCGAGGGTGTCACTACCGCCCCTGGCCCGTGCGGTGATGTGGTCAACAACGAACGATCGCGGGTCAAGGTGGTCAGCGTCGTAATCGATTGGCTCACCAGGAAACAGGCAGTGCCGGTAGGCGCAGGGCGGCTTGTCGGCGGCGATGATGCGCCGGTGCTGGTCGCGGATGGTGGTGTTGCGCTGAACAGACGACATCTCACCCCCTACTGACGTTAGCTGGAAATGAATAAACCCCCAGGTCCGAAGGGTTTCGGGCATGGGGGTTGCGACTCGAAACGGAATACTAGCAGGTCAGGATGGACATATCCGCGTAGTGGATTTCGGGCGGCGTGTTTCCTGCCAAACATGCAGGTTGCCCGCGGCCCTATCGGCGCGTCGGGTGCCAGGTGCAGTACGCGGCCATGAGTGCCCCGGCCAGCGCGGGTACGTCCTGCATAGGCAGCTTGTCGGGTACGTCTCGGATGGCTACCTGATCACCGTGCGGGCTGATGCGCACCAAGCCGTCGGCCCACGGCTGATCGGTGATCGGTACCCGGACGTATCGGCGGCCGGAGTCGTCGGAGTCAATCTCGGGCAGCGCGATCACCGCGTGGCCCTTGGTCTTGAGGCTGTCGGGCAGTATCGACGCGATCATGTCGGCCACCTGCGCCTGGGTGTAGACGATGGTCTCGGTGTCACCCTCAGCACCGATAGTCGCCTTGCGGGTTGTGCCGAATAGGTTCGGGATGCTCTCGATGATTTCGCGAATGGCTTTACGCGCGTTCATCGGATAGTTGTACGCCCAGGGTGCGACACGAGGGGTTCTGGCGGGCCATGATCCCGCATCTTGGTTTCCACCCGGAACTTGTGTCGTGCGTTTCCACCGGGGACTTGTTTGCCTGCTCTGACCTCTTGAGCTACAGAACCATGGAGCGTTGTCAGGGTAGCGTGCGGCAATTCCAATCGTGCCCCCATTGCGGGCCGCCGATGCAGCATCGGAGCTTTCGGGGTGGCGGCGGGTCGTTGTCGAGGATGTACTCAACCCAGGCCAAGAGCCGTGCGACCTTCTTATAGTCGTTCTGGCACAACAGCTTTGCCTCACGCTCAGTAGTCACCACCCCGTCGAATTCGGGCAACAGAGGATGAGTCGTGCGGTTGAATGTCCACCCGCCTTTCCATGGGTAGATCTGGTACCTACCGCCCGGATACGGCGCCTCCTGGACTTGCCGAGGCGAGCCGGGGGCGACCCAACGAAGCGTGGTGGGTGTGCTACTCATTCCTCTGCCTCGCTTGCGGTTTCAGGAACAGCGTCGATGGCGCGGTACACCGACTCGTAGGTCTGTTCGAAGATGTCTGGCTTGCATGGGTAGAATTCCCCAGCGACGCCGCGAATAATCCAGTCGCCAGGATTTATTCGCATATCTCCCTCCAGTGTTGCTATGACTACATGCACGTCGTCTGGGTTGCCCTTTGGGGTCACAACCCAGGTTCTGCCGCCGTGACCCCATACCCAAACGTGAACGGCAGCACGCTGACTGGCGCTGTCAAGTTCATCGTCTGTAGGCCACTGTATAGCTTCAACCTCGACCGGCTTCTTTCGGTATCGCCTTGCCGGGGTGGCCTCACTCGTGAAGTCCGGGATGTCTTCGGCCGTTCTATAGACGACCTTGGAACCCAGTAGGCTAGTAGCCGTTCCCGTTGTCTCTGAGCCATATTCCAGAATGAGCACGTCTGAGGATGCGCCACGGTAGCGGTGGCAGTACGGATCTAGGAACTTGATCATGCCGCCCGAGGTCAATCGAATCTCTTGCTCGCCGCGAGCACAGTAGGTCCGCGCTATACATTGCGCGAAGGGCTCCTGTTTGGCGAGGTCCATAGCGTACCGAAAGGCGTCGAGCGTGGAATCGTGCCTCGGGCTCACATATACGACTCGCTCACCTACTGCGGCTCGCGTCATGGCGAAGCGCAGCCAGCTCCCTCGGGTACTCATTTCGCGGTCTCGCAATCCGGCCATGTCTGGCCGATGAGGCAGCGCTTGTAGCCTTCCTCAGTGACATCTCGTTGCCCTTTGCGGCTACCGTCGTCAAGCTTGAGGGTCCACGTCTCAGGGTGATCAATCGGTACGTAGCTTGTGGTGCAAACCGATGGATTGCCGGAACACGTTGTTATCGGCATCATTTCGAGCCACTGCTCATGATGCTCGCCCCCGGTTACGATGCCGCGTTCGATCAAGTCCGGTGAGCATGCGGACAGTGTCAAGGCCGCAATGGTCAGTGCTGCGATGGTTTTAGATCTCATTTCACTCCTTGGTTGTTGGTCAGGCGTTGCGGATGTCATTGCGCCACTGTCTGTTTCGTAGTCTTGCGGTTGTCTTTGCGTAGCAGGCGCCGCGCGGTTTCGAAGCTGTAGAGGGCGTTATCGGCTTCTTGAACACGGGTTTTGACGAATTTTCCTTGGTGCATGTAGCCGCGTGGGCGTAGTCGTTTGATGGCGATCCAGCGTTCGATCTGTTCGGCCTCGATCGTTTCCCCGGCGTTTTCAAGGGCTTCGAGCAATGCCTCTGACGGCATGAGGTCGCGGGTGGCGAGTGCCTTAACCTGGTTGCGTTTTACGTCGATTTCCTGTCCGCAGGTTGGGCAATCGATTGTCCTATCGCCGTATTCGTCGTAGAGGATTTCTCCGCACTCGATGACGCGACCGTGCGCGTCCCATCCCGTGATGGTCGGGCAGGCCCCGGCGAAGCGCCGTTCACGGCGATCGATGGCCCGCACGAGTTGGCCGCCTCGTTGATCGGAGCCAACCAACTTCTTGATGTCGTCGTAGATCTTTCCGGCGATGTCCAGGCGTGCGATGGCCTCGGTGTTGACCTGTAGCCAGCGGGCGAATGATCGGGTTTCTACGGTGTCTAGGCCAGGCGGTCGGCGTCCGCTGTGCTGCTCGGCGACGGTTTCAACCCAGCGGCGCAGCATCTTTCGGGTCTCGCGTGCGGTTTCGACAGCGTCGAAGTCCATGACGTTCAGGTCCGAGGGGCCACGGGTGCGACCGATGGTGCCGTGCGGTACGCGGTCGAGTTTCTGGATGCGTGCGTCGAGTTCGTCCAGGAGCGCGGGTATCTGGTCGAGCATGTTCCGCAGGACGGTGGTGCAGTCGTTGCACAGGTACAGCTCAGAGGATCGCTTGCAGGCCTTGTTGCGGCATTCGGTCGTCATCAGCTGTCTCGCTTCTCTGAGAGTCGTTGCAGGCAGGGGCCTTTGCTTTCGCGGCCGGGGTCGTCTGGGGCGTGGCAGTACTGGCGCGGCTGGGCTCCGCATCGCGGGCATGGCCGGTTGATGGCGCCGGTGACCGTGTAGGCGTCGTAGACCGGGCCTGCGCAGCTGCGGCGCCGCCGTCCGGGGCCGCGCACGAAAGTGGCCGCGTCGTCCTCGGCCTCGGTGGGGCCGGATTGGCGGCTCATTGCGCTGCCCTGACGTTTTCAGGCCTGCCAGGCAGTGGTGGGACCAGCGAGAGGGTTCTACGCGCCTGCGGCGGCTCCTGGTGGTCGCACTTGACGGCAGGCTCGGTGTCGTGAATCCAGTTCGTGCCGCCACACCACGGGCAGTTGGCGCGCTGCTCGCGGCGGCGCTGGGCATCCGATTGCGCGATCTGCACATCGCGCTGCACCTGGTGGGCTTGCCATGCGTTGAAAGCTGTTCGCGCGTTTGCGCACTTGCCGCAGTCGTCGGGAGTGCCCTGCGGGTGCTCGGCGCAGAATCGTGAGAGTCGATCAGGGTGTGTGTCCTCGGCGATGCGCGGCGCAGGTGAGGTACCCGAGTTAGGTAACACCCCTGGGTTATTGGTGTAGGGCTTAGGTGGGAGGACACCAGTGTCCGGTCGTAACGACGCATTTGTCCGGTCGTGGACCGTTTCGACAGGACTCGGGTGTCCGGTCGTGGAGTTGTCCACAGGACTGGGGTGTCCGGTCGTGGAGTTGTCCACAGGACTGGGGTGTCCGGTCGTGGAGTTTTCGATAGGACTGGGGTGTCCGGTCGTAACGCCCGCGATGCCCGGAAGGGTCAGGCTGTATTCGGCTGCCTTGCCCGCCTTGGAGTTTGCCGCCGAGGTCTGTTCGATCAGTCCCAGCGCGCGGCCAGTGGCCAGCGCCCGCCGCACGGTCCGCACGTTCACGTCAGCCGCCTTGGATAGGTTTTCCTCGCCAGGGTGCGCCCCGGTGCCGTCGCGGTAGTCCGCGTAGCCTTCCAGCGCCAACAGGACGGTCTTGCAGGACGCGGACAGCTCAGCGCTCGGCATCCGCAGTACTAGGCGGGTCCATTTCCGGCGATCCTCAAACGTGAGCATCTGCGCTGACCTCCTGCATTGATTCGGCGATGCGGCGGCACCGGTACTCGATTTGGCCGGCCAAACGCCAGTACTCCAATGTCGCGACAATGGCCCGGATGTCCTGCTCGGCGAGGTCATTGGTGGTGCCGATGCGCCGCCAGGTGATGTACGAGACGACCGCGAGCCGGTCTGGCCGGGCCTGCACGCCGCCCTCACGGAAGAGTGCGAACATGCGGCGCACCATCGGCTGTGATGCGTTAGGCGCCATCGTCGGCACCGCCTCGGGCCGTTCTCATTGGACGCCTTGGCATTTGTCGCACTCCCAACGTCCGGCGATGCGAGTGCAGGCCCGGCGTTCGTCGCACAGCCAGCACAGCTGGTTGGACTTGCGGACCTCGACGGCTTCGATCGCCTTGACCACGGCCGGGCTCGCCTTGATGTGGTTCTCGATGTGCCGTTTAGCGAGCCACTGCCCGGCGGCGGCCGCTGCGGATTCGGTGGTGCGGCTGGCAGCGGTTTGAGCCGCGTACGCGGCCATGGTTCCCCGGTCACGCTCGGCTAGCTCGTCGGCGATCTGCTCGGGCGTTACGCCGGGGCGCGGCTCGCAGCGCACCAGGTACGGTCCGCACGCCTTGATGCACCCGGCGCACACCTCGCCCGCTTCGGCGACTGCCTGAGTGCAGCCTGGTAGTGCGCACGGGGCAAGCAATTCGAGCTGCCCGGCCATCATGCGGCATCCAAGATGCGCTGAACGGTCATGTGATGGACGTTGGTTCTGCGCCCGATGATGCTCGCCGAGTCGATGCCTTGTGCGCGTACCGCGAGGACAGCGGCGATCCGCTCTACGTCGATGCGCACCACCCCTTGCGTGATGATGCGCTGCGCGGCGAGCAGGTGCGCCTCGGCCTGTGCGTCGCCCTGCGCGGTGTGTGCTTCGGCGCGCAGCGTGTTGTGCACTTCGACGTGCACCGAGGGCGCCGGTTGCGCGTCAGGGCGCGCGGGTGCGTGCAGCTGCTCGGCGCGCTGGGCCTCGGTGAGCGCCAGTATCGCCAGGGTGCTCGCCGTCATGCCCAGATCGATAATCAGCGGCACTATCCACGCGATGACGGGCGCGGTGCCCGCCCAGGTGATCACCAGATCGCGCAGCGCAACGAAGTTGAGCACGAACGCACCGAGGGCGAGCGCGACGGCGATCGCCAGCGCCCATCGGTATGCCGCGCCGGTGATGCGTTCCTGAACCAAGGCGTGCACCCCGTACGTGGCGCACAGCTGGATAACCACGATGCCGATCGCGAGCACCGAGGCGATCAGCGATGAGCGCGCACTGCCGAGCACGGCGTGTGTGACGACTCCGAGGATGGAGAACGCGGCCGAGCCGATCAGCCAGGACCAAAAGAAGCGGGTAGCGCCGCCAGTGTGGGCGTCGTGCGGGCTGTAGGTGCTCACCCGTCCTCCCGCGTGATCCAGTCATAGAACTGCTGCGCGGTGGCGAGCACATCGCCTGCGGCGCCCTCGCGGTCAAAGATGGCCATCGCGTCGCCGGTCTCGCAGTGCAACAGGGTCGCCGAGTACAGCGCCCGCTCGCGTAGGTCACGGCGATGCTTGCGGTCTTCGTCAACGATGTCGTTGAACCACTGGCCAGGGTTTACGGTCATGCTGTTGCCTCCATTTCGTGTTGTGTGTCGGGCATCGTGGTCACGCTCCGCGGATTCCGATGAGTAGCGCAAAGTTGTTGCACGCCAGTAGGTCAACCTCGTCGTCGGTGCGCTGTAGCGAGCCGGGATGGATGCCGACGAGTTGGCCGGTGGCACGGAATCCCAACGTGACCTCGGGGTCATCAACGATCGACAGGGCGCTATTGAGGCGGCGGGCCGACAAGGCGACTCGGCGGTAGGCGCCCTGGTGTTCGGCGCCGATGCTGTCGTTGACCTTTCCGGTGGCGCTCTTGGTGGTGGTGACCGAGAGGCCACCGGCGTCTACCTCGATGTCGATCTGGGCGTTACCGTCGTCAGCGATGGATGACGCGCGGCGCAGCATGTCCGCGAGTTCAGCGGTGGGGACGGTGGACATGGACGTGTAGACGGCCGGTTTGAGTACCTGCTCCATGGGTGGAAATTCCTCGCCCAGGCAGCTCGTCATGACGGTGGTGGCCGGGGTGCGCAGGCCGAACATGGACTTGTTGCGCAACAGGATTTCGACGTTTTCCGATACCGGCCCTGCTACAGCCTTGATCGTGGCCAGTAGATCGGCAGCCGGTACAAGGGTCTGCCCTTCGGTGGTGCCGGTCCAGTTGAGGCGGCGGCGCCCGACGATGTAGCGGTCAGTAGCGCACAGCCACAACCCGTTTGGGCTGAACGTGAGATTGATGCCGGTTAGGTTGGCGGGCTGTTCCTCGCTGGATGCCAGCGCGCCAATGACTTGGACGGCCTCGGTGAACTCGTCACCATCAACGGTTCCAATGGTGTCTTCCTCGGGCTGCATGATGGGCAGCTCGGGGTAGTCCTCGGCGTGCAGTAGTGGCAGCCGAAATGCTGTGCGGCCCGCCGTGATAACCATTTCCGAGCCGCTGACATCGACGGTGGCGTCTTTGTTGCGGGGCAGGTTGCTCCCGATCGCCGAGAGCAGTCGGCCCGACACCACGGCGGTATCAGGCTCGGCCACGTCCATGGCGGCGGCGGTGCGCTTGGTGGCGCGGTCGTAGTTGAAGCTGGACATAGTGACCGCGCCAATATCAGCTTCGATCAGCACCCCACCAAGCACCGGCGATGTGGGCCGCGCCGGTAAGGAACTGATTGCCGCCGTGATGGTCTCGGCGAGAAGATCGGTATCGATCGCGAACTTCATTGGTCGTCCCGCTTAGCCTTCTCAATGGCCGCGATCAGCGCGTCGGCGACCATCTGCGCGCCGTCGATCAGCGGCGGCTCAATTTGATTGACGGCTTCTTTCACAGCGTCGATTGCCTCGTCGGCGAAGGACTCGACAGCGGCGCGTACGGCATCCTCGGCGGCGCCCTCGTCGGCGGCTTCTTTCGCGTCAGCGATGAATCCATCGATGACCTCGACCGCGTGGGTATCCGTGAGGACGTAAACCTTTGCGCCAGGGCGTAAGACCAACCCTTGGCCAAGGGTGAAGGTTCCACGTACTTCAATGGAATCAGTTGTGAAGGAATGGATCTCGCCGACCGCGCTAGCACCGGCTTGCAACTCCAAGATGAACGGGTCTTCTGAAATCGACATGATAGGTCTCCCTGCTACTAGTTGTCGGCGGCGACCGGAACGTGCATAAGCGCCGCGAGATCCTTTGTGAAATCGGGTGTTAGATCGGCGCCGCCCAAGAAGCTGGCTAGCATTTCGCACGTTATTTGCGCGGCAACGACGGCTCGCACACGCATCTCTACCGGCACCAGATCGAACGTGTTGATTGGCGGGTACTCGCCGACGGGCTGATCGTCGGAGTTCATGCGACGGCCTTGGCTTTCGCGCGTTCCTCGCTGGCCATTTCGATCAGCAGTGGCGAACGACGAAATCCGTGACGAATCATCAGCGTCTCCATGGAGGAATAGGTGATTCCCATACGGCGGGCAGCTTCGTGGTCGGCAACGCCGATGAACTGGTACTCAGTCCACCTCCGCACGAACGGTGTTCCGGTTTCCGGCGGCAACTCGGGGTCCATCCACATCACCATGGCGCGTGTTCTCGGAGCGCAATACTGTTGTCCGTCAACAATTCTGCGCAGCGACGAGACCAACTTGCCGGGGCTGCCGTTCGCGGCCGCAACGGCATTCAACGTCCAGCCAATCGCCTGCAGCTTCAACAGGTGCGCACGCACCGGTGCGGCTTCAACAAGGAATACCCCTGCGCAATTGGGCATTACGCACCGCCCGACACTGGCCACCCGAGAGGCCGGAAGTTGCGGTCTTCGTGGTCCTCGCACACCAGGTGGCCATCGATCTCGTATGCCTGATTTGCGCGGCAAACTTCGCAGCGCTGGCAGTCCGGGCACAACAACTCGACGGTGTGCACAATGACGTGGTTCGGTATTTCAGGAGTCGGCGCAGGCTCACTTCGAGTCACTTCGAACCAGCCGAGAGACTCGCACACGTAACTCATTGCCGCGTCAGCATCCATGCACGAGTAGTCGCCGTAGTCATCAACGACGGTGCCGCACGACGTGCACCCCGCCCGATACATCGTGATCGGGAACAGTGGCTCGAAACGTGTTGGCAATGAGGTTGAGTCGCCTGCCCGCTGGCTGTACTCGGCATCTGACGTGAACTCTCGTGCGAGATCCCGCAACGAGTCCGGGCTGACGAACACCGGGATAAGGTGGCCGTCCGGGTACATCTCTTTGAGGACCGCCTGCAGCTTGTCCGCGAGTTCCAGCACCATATCGGCAAATGCCTTGGTGGGCTTCTGCATTAGACACCCGCCTTGAGTATGGCGCTGGCCGGTTGACGCGCGTCGCGGTCGGTGAAGAAATCGACCAACGCAGCCTTGGCGGCGCCCTCGTCCGTCCACCCGTTTCGCGGATCAATGCCCGAAACTTCGACTGCTTCTCGCCAGGCTTGTTGATGCCAGGCGTACACCGCGCACACCTCGCCACGGGCAACCAGATCCTTGATGGCGTCCTCTAGGTCAAGGCCAGCGATGATCTCCATGACCGTGGGAGTGCGACGCTCACCGGTATCGATTGCTGCCGTGAGGATTTCGTACGTTTCTATCTCAACGGTCTCGATAATCTCGATCACGCGGTCACCCCCACCTGTGCGAATAGCGCTGTCACCGCGATCGCTAAGGCCGCACACAGCAGCAGCTCGGCGGACCGGTCGCGGTACCGGCCACGCCGGTGCACCCACAGATCGATGCAGGAAGCGGCCAACACCAGGGCCATGCAGATCGCGAATTGTGCGTATTGGTGCGCGACCAGCATCACGAGCGCGTAGATAAGGGCCAGCACGGCGACGGTCCAGAATGCGTGTCGCATGATCGCGGAGCGGAAGGTTCCGACGCGCTGAGAGTTGTCGGGGTTACGGTGGGACATGCCAGGGTTCTCCTATCCTGGTTGCAGTGGCCCCAGCGGCTCGGGTGTGGATTTTCTTGGCGGGAAATTGAGCCCGGCCCGCTGGGGTATTTCCGTATTCAGTTGTCTTGCGGGCAGTTCAGTTGTGGAGGCCCGCGTACTTGGTTGTTGTCACGAGGCAACCGCGTCATTCTCGAACCAGCGGGCAATTGTGGTGTGCGAGACAGGGATTCCCGACTCGCGAGAGACGGCCTGAGCGATCTTGCGCCATCCGTGGCCAGCCCGCCTACCCTGGCGCACCAGGCCGGTTAGCGACTTTTGCTTGGTCGCGCCCAGCTGAATCTCGATGAGCTCTCGGGTGGGGGATGACATGCATGTAATTTGTCAGGGACATGTTTGCATGTCAAGAATCGATACGGTGTGTCTCATGCGTCTATGCATGTGAGGGCGTAACAAAGCGTTGCAACGTGTCATGCGTGTTGATAACGTCTACGGCATGACGGTTTCGACTGAAATCCACACAGGATGGGTACCCTTGGACTCCTTGGCCAACCGATTGGTCTTAGTGCGGCTCGATCGGAAGCTGACGCAAAGGAGTGCCGCAGAGCAGTGCGGCATCACCTTCGGCGAATGGCAAGGCATGGAACTCGGGCGCGCAACGCGCCGGGTAGACGTGAAGGTCCGTCAGATCGCGATGGCGCTTGGCGTGGATCGCGACTGGCTAATGTGGGGAGGCCCGCTGGCCCCCGAGGATGACGCCGACCCTACGGGCTCGGTTGCAACGTCAGACAAATCGAGTTGA